CGCCGATACGTGTCATGCACCATTATCAAACACCTCTCCGGTCGCTGTCCACGAGGAACAACAACCTAATCAAGCTCCAACCAAAGAATACGTACGTACTGTACTGCGCATGCGCAGTCCGTATGATCTCGTACTCCTTTGCAAAGTTCTCTCGCCCAAGGGCGGTAGAACGAAGCTTGCTGACGGGTTACCTCATAACAAGGCAGCCACCAGAAGTTTGTCTAAAAGGCATCACCAAAACTGGAATGACATCGTGAAGAATTGGGAGGCAATAAGGCTCACTCTGCTTCTGATATACGGGAAAGTGAAGACGAATCCGTTTGCGCCACACAACCGCAGAATTATTTCTGCAGAAGTGCGGCACCTACGGAAGCTCTTCCATCTCGGAGTATTCAGATATGCAAAGGAACTAAGCGCTAAAGCAAGAGAAGAAGCGGTACTGGGCACAACCCAGATTCACTTAAAGCGAGGGAAGGATCGATTCGACCTATTCCTCGCGAGCACCTTCTCACGCGCACTTATTGTCTCGCAACCCAAAGAAGTCATCCAGATTGAAGTAACAGAGGCAATCCAACGAATAACTACGTCGGAACCAGCAGTTTCAAAGAGGCTACTACGACACTTATCGCGCTTTGTTAAAACAAAGGTGCAACAAGTGAAGAGGACATCTCCAATCATGCTAGCTCTTCCGCAGAATAAGTCGTGTTACGAGCGCCCAGCTGGAAAAGGAGGTGCGATGCTCGAGGCTTACGAACGATATGGTCGCTTGGGGCTCACAGATGAGTGGCTCCTACACGCAAAGGCGCGTGAGCGATATGCCGTCGAAAAGATTCGAGATCGCGGTTTACTACTCCATTTAAATCGTCAAGTCGACATCGGAGCGCAGACCATGAAGAAAATCTTCATGTCCTACTACTCGGACAACAATCCACGCTATTTAAAATCACTTCCTCGAGCACCCGCCGTGTGCGGGGTCGGAGATGCTTTTCTAAAAGCGTTAAAGGACAGTCGTCGCCAGACCTTTTGCAAAGTCTGCCCGATCTTGCAACCTGACGGTAAGGTAAGAGTAGCTACCTTACATACATCCAGCACGGTCTGGGTCGCTCGCAACCTGACCGCTCTGTTACTTCCATACTTGAAGCGTATTGGCTTCAGTCGAACAATGCTACGCAACGAAGAGGTAGTGCTAGAGAATAATAATCCTCAGGCCCTACTGTACTCCGCCGATCTAAGCAAGTCAACTGATCCAATTTCGATACCGCTCGCGAAGTGTGTGCTTCACACAATAATTAATGAAGGAATTGCCATGCCAACCTGGGGCCACGAAGCTGTCGATCGGGTGATCGATAACTATACATTAGAGCACGAGGGCAAATCGTATGAAACGGTTTGCGGTGCCTTAATGGGGCTCGGTCCTGGCTGGACGGCATTATCATTCATCAATGCATTCTGCGCAGAAGCCGCGGGTGCGGATCC